GCTGCCGTTCCAGACGAAGACCGCAGTGCCGGGCTTCAGGGTGCCCCGGTCCGTGCGCTTGCCCTTGTTCAGTTCTCCCTTGTTCACGCAGTATTTCCTGTACATGGTATCGGATCCGTGGTAGATGCTTCCGCCCAGCTGCCTGAACGCCCACGAAAAAAGGCCGCTGCAGTCAGCGACCCTGTGCCCGATCCATTTGCTCCCGTACTGCCGCCCCTGGGCCCGGTTGGCATCCGTTGTTTTCTCCAGCTCCTTCTGCTTTTCGGCCGTCCACTTTTCCCCGGCCGTTCCCCAGATATAGCCCCACTTTTCCTCCAGCGCCTGCTGAAACTTCGCGATCAGCGCTTCTGCTTTGATCATCCGCCATTTCCCCCTTCAGAATGAATTGTTATTCCTGCCGGTACAGGAAATACCTTTCCCTCCGGCAATGAACCGCCTGATGTTATCGTCACTGTTCCGTCCCTGTTATCCGTCTGGCTGCTGCCGGGCAGAACAATGCCCAGCACTTCAGGGACAGTTTTGTTTGTCCCATCCCAGGACCATAAAGCCAGCTTTGCCAGCAGATACTGCCGGAAAGCCTCATCCGTAACATTCCTGCCGATGTCAGCCCTGCTTAAGCCCACTGCTTCAGAAATACGGTCGAGCTGGGCTCCTTCTGCCTCTGAAAAAGAAAACCCCGACTGCAATTGAGCAATCAGGGGAAGAAAATCGTTCACCTGCCGAAGCACTGCCTCTGCGAATGCTATGAAGCGGGGTTTCTCCCGGGAGGCACCCGGGAAGAGGCTGAGCCAGTCCATCTTTATCCTCCTCTACTCAAAATGAATGGTAATGCCTGTACCTGGCATCGGAGTAATCTTCTCTTTCCAACCGCAGGGAACCAGATCCCGAACCACGCCTGTAGCACCCGGCATATTTACCTGAATATCTAATACAACAAACATCCTGGCCATTTTCGGATCTGCGGCATAAACGATCCCATACAATTGCGGCACATTCAGCGGAACCGCCAGTCCAAGGTTGCCAATATATTCAGTCACGGCTGCATTGACCTTTTCCCGGATCACGCTCTGATCGCCACCTTCCATTACACGAATATACAAATGAATCAGTATCATTTTATCCGAATACCGTGTGAACGGAATCGTCTGCTGCCGTCCTTCTGCATCCATTGCTATTCCCGAACTGCTTCCCCATACCCCAATCCCAGGTGCTTTTTTATCATATATCGCCTGTGCCACAGCATTCGGTGCCCCGCCCCGGGTAACCACCGCGATACTGTGTGCCGGGATCCCGATACTGTCCGCTGAATCTGTCTCATTGACATAAACCAGCGCATCCACAACCCCTCTGGCAGATTTCACTGCTGCCAGCAAGGCATCTGCGGAGCCCGCGCTCCGCGAAGCCAGCGAATGCCGGATCCGAGAACGGACGGAATCGTCTGTTTCCCCTGCTTCCCGGGTAATCCCATACTGGGGCAGCAGCAGATCCAAAGCCTGGCCGGAGGCATATGCCGGGTTCCGGCTGTTGTATGCCTGCAGTACCAGGGCGGAAACGTCGTCCAGCGCTTTGGCAAAAACGGAAAGCAGCTGGTAATCCGGAACAGAAGCGGAAAGCTCCGCTTCCAGACCGAAGATACTCCTGTATGCATCCGTCAGTTCCGCCAGCCGGTCTTCATAGGTTGGCATATGAATCCCGGATTCGTCAATGTAAGGCGCAAAATAAGCCATATACCCTCCAGCTAGATCTCATATTGAATATTGGCAAACCCGTTTTCTGTTTCAATCGTGCAGGAATACCGGAACACTCTTCCCTCCACTGCATACTTCACATCCCGGACATCCAGCACGCCCGGCGTATCCCGGATGTATGAAGAAAGATATGTCGATATCGCCTGCTGATCCATTTCCGTAAACCGGTAATCCTTCAGCATCTCCAGGATGGCATTTCCCCAGGATGGATTTTCCCACCAGTCGCCGGTCATCAGCTTCAACCGGTCCCGTGCCAGTTCTGCATCCGCAGCTTCCCCTGCCAGCACCTCCGAATTGCTGATCACCGGCAGCATATCCCCGTTGGAATCCGTCGGGCGTATAATCATGAATCCTCCCTTGCCGCAGCTGTCCGGAATCCGACAAAAGCAAAAGCATCCGACAATGAATGCTGCCTGCCTGAATCCGGCATGACTGCCTCCCCGGTTTCAAACCAGGCGTCCATATCACAGTCGGCAAACACCAGCAGACAGGCATCGCCCGGACTGACTTCAAAAGGAACCGGCATAAAAACCGGCACATCATACAGCGTTGGCAGCGCCACCCCAGCAGGATTCTTAACAGCCGGACGGATCACGGCGGTCACGCGTTCCGCATCAAAAGATTCCACAATTCCCGGCAAAGCGCAGCGCAACGAAGCCAATATCTCTTTTTTCATCGCTGTCACTTCCGCCGGAGATAAACCCTGATTCATACACTCACCTCAACCAATAATTCGCACTGCCACTTGCCTTCCATGTTATCCGCGTCCACCGTTCGTTCCACCACCAGTCCCTCCGCCGTCTGGCTCTTCCAGAAAACAGATACTTTCTTCCCCAGCGGCCAGCCGATCACTTTTGTCCGGAGCACCAGGAAACGATTCCCCGCCAATGCAGGTTCATCCAGCAGATCCGCTTCCGTCAGTTCAATCGATACCGGAAGATCCGAACGCGGAATAACGCAAAGGCCGGAAGGCGTCAGACAGCAGCGGGCATGAGCTGCCGACAGCGTCACCTCGATACATTCCGCCGCCCTGCCTGAAAAAGCCTGTCCGCGGTTGCGAACAGGATCCGGACCGGGAAAGGATAAAAGCCGGACCCCCGTATCAGCATTATCCAGGATCTGCCGGACTGTATCAGATACGGAAGTGCCGGCTTCCACAGACAGGTTAACCGATGTTTCCCATAACTCCAGTCCCGCGGCAAACACAATTTCCGTCACCATTCCTTCCGGCACAGGATGCTTGCAGATATCTGCAATCCGACCGGATGCCAGGACAGAATCAAGATGCCGGACTGAAAGTTCCCTGGCTGCACACAGCAGGAAATAATCCGAGGAAGACAGATTCCAGATCTGCAAAGTAAACGGCATCGGATATAATCCAATCGCATCCTTGCCAGTCAGCCGTGCATGCCGGAAGCCGGTAATCAGTTCATCATCCGCATATACCGCCAAATCCCGTGAAAGATCAGTCATAGGTATCACTCCGCAACCTCAATTGTCGCAAAGGCATTCCATCTGCCTTTGCTCTGTTTCGGTTGAGGAGACGGCCTGTGAAACTTCCTCCACCGGAGGTCACAGGCTGTCTCCCCAAATAACCTGAAAATCCGTCAGGTTCTTTCCTGACGGATCCGGAGTGGAAGGATTGTCCACCCCTCGAATACAAAACAGAGAGCCAAGTCCCTTTCCATTCCGAAGATGACGAAAAGGAAGTAAAAGATCATTCGGTTCATTGTAAGAACAGATGAGCGGAATCATATTCACCAGCAGTTCTCCGGAGGAATGATCCCGGATACTCACAAACCACTGATCCGGAGCAGGCAGATACCGGATTTCCACCTGGGCATGGATCGCCTCTTCATCGATCACCAGATCCAGAGTGCTTACCTGCCAGGGATCCGTTGACAGGGGAAGGTAATATCCTGTCATGTATCCTCCTTACGATTGCAGCATCTGCTGGAAAGGCGAAAGCACTTTTTTCTTGCATTGGCAGCACATGCACCCGTTATGGCACTTTTCAGAGGAATTGGTATTGGTTTTCTTGGTACCCGTATTTCCTCCGGTTTTTGCCACCGGTACCGGAATAAACTCTGTAAAGGAAAGCGTCCCGCTCCAGCCAAACTGATTCTCTTCATCCTGGGTGGCCGTAATCTCCGTCAACAGCATATTCTCGTACACAGCCATGGTGGTAACCACCCTGCAGAGGCTTCTCTTTTTCTTGATGGCAGACATCTCTTCCAGCATTCGCGCAGACCAGCCGGCACCATGTTCCACATCTGTTTCCACCACGGACAGGGATACCTGATTCGGCTGATTCCGGGCACCGTTGACGATATCCGTTCCCTGGGAAGAATCCTTTTCCAGGTCCAGCGTCAGGTTATGCTCAATGGCCGTCACGCCGGTAAAATGGTACGCATACGTATTCTCCCCGTTTTTGCAGGTAATGTATGCGGTAGATGCTGCTCTCACGCCAATACTCCTTGTAATGTCCGGAGCAGATAGCGCTCCGCCGTATCATATATTTTCTGTCCTACCTGCTCTGCATTTGTTCCGGCGGAATGCACCTGGATATTCACCGGAGCGGATACATTCTGGTTTGTCTGGATTGTATTCCCCGCCACAGCATTGCCCGCGGCAGGGCTTACAGAAAGAATGCGTCCCGCAAGTTCCGAACCTCCGACAGGCGACAACTCTAAATTCGTCATTCCCGATTCAGAAAACCCCAGATTCTCCCTGGCTGCGGGTGACAGTTCTGCCAGCAACTGCCGGAGCAGCGGCAACGCACGCTCTTCCTTTTTTACCGGAATGATATACTCCGCGTCTCCATCCTCCGCCACCTGGACATCCGTAGGCCGGGTGAAACGTCCGCCGGTAGACATCTGAACCGGTGTTCCACTCCCAACTCCGCCTGTTTCTCCGGACTGTTCCGCCTTCACACGAATCGTAACCGGAGAAGAAAAGATACTGCGGACAGTACTCAGGGCAGATCGCGCAGCGGAAACAATCCCTGCCGCGTTTGCTTTCAGTGAAATCGGCTGCTTCACCAAAGCGGTGAAACTCTCATAATCTGTGAAAGCCTGCGATAAATCCAGTCCTACAGAAAGCCCGTTCAGACCGGAAAATCCTTCAGATATACCCCCGTGACCGGAGATGCTTGGCAGGATACCCAATTCCTCCACAAAGGAATGAATCGCGTTCGACGCAGCACCAAAGGCAGAAGCCAGATTGTCTGCCAGCTCCCGGTTTTCCATTAGAATAGACTGAAGCCGGGCAACCCCGGCTTCATCAATATCCACCGCAAAAGAAGCAAGGAATTCCTGATCAGCCAACATCTATCACCTGCCTTACCTAACTATATCTATGTGAACACATAAACGCTAAAAAGTACTTTTCTGAACAATGCATTCATGCTATTATTTCCTTAGCTATAAAGAAGAATCATATCCTTATCGGAGGATTACTATGGAATATGGATATCTCGCTGGTATTATCTATTTGATTATTTTGATTTTTGATTTACAGTCACACAACAAAAAAGTTGACGAACTCTTTCCAGATGACAGTTCAAAAGAACACTGGAACAAGCGTTCAGAGCTAAAAGTATCCTTATACGGCCATGGTTTCCTTCTTATCCTTCTTGCAGGATTCTTTATCAAGTCACTATTTTGATTTACTGGAGGCTCGATCTATTATGAACAAGCTAATTATTCTTCTATTATCCATTCTGACAATCATATTCGGTATATTCGCCGTATATTTTATGTTCACGAATATACCCTTTTCCTTTAGTGCAAGCGCCGGACTATATATCATGTATATTCTTGCCACTCTATTCGTCGGATTTCTTACCATCATCGGAGGTATTCTCGCAATAAAAAATGAAATCTCTAATCACAAAGACTGATATTCATCCCCGGGCAGCTTCGGCTGCCCGGGTGTTGTTTTCCATCCTTACCCGGATCAGCTCCGTGATATCCAGCAGGTCGTCCAGGGTATAGGTGCCGTCCCACAGCTCGTGCTGGCGCCAGTAACCCTCCGCCACCGGCAGGAACAGGAACTCGTCAATGTTCGGGCAGGTCAGGGGGATGTATCCGGGCTGCCGGTCTCCGTCCCCGATCCGCCTTCGCCGAAAAAACCGGAAAGACTCCAGGCAACGCCCTCCAGCAGCAGCTTCATGCAGGAGGGCGTATCGTGCTCCAGTTCCGGGTATCCCCATTCGCTGCCGGTCATCACCGGCTGGGGACCGGCCGGCAGCAGCACGGAAACATGGTTCAGCACCGAAGTCATCACGGACCGGAGCTCCTCCTCCGACAGGGAAGCGATCAGGTCCAACATCGTAGGATGCTCGGTCTTCCCTTCCAGCCTCATCAGCAGCCGGAGCAGTACAACCCCAGAAAAAGCATCGAGTTTGAAAAGGCGAAAGCCGGTCGGACTTCCGTCAATACTGATCTGTACATCTTTGGTAATTTGACGCATAAACTCTCCTATTGACAAGACTATATTGTATTTATTATGATGCAAGTGAAGCTGAACTGATTCACCGGACATAACTCCGGTGTTAACGGGGCCGATCCCCATGACGTTCAGCTTTGTTTTATTGCTCCGTAATGGTTGTCGCCAGCAGGGTATAACTGACATTCGTTGCTGTCCGGTCATATGTTCGATCCGGTACTTTCTGCAGACTGACACCCGAACAGATTGTCTTGAACCCCGAAACGGTATCCGTGATCGTCAACGTGCCCAGGGCAATCCGATTCGGCTTTCCGGTATTTCTCGCCCACCTGGCCCAACGTCTGAGGAAATCATCCCCGATACTGTTCTGCGGCACCTCGATCTGGATGGTGCCGTTTGTCGTTTTCATACGGTTCACCACCACATAACCGTCTGCTGTTGTAGTATGTGAAGAAAGGTCCCCGGAAGCTGATATAACAACCTTACCAATCCCGCACAGATGCAGATTGGCGGTACCCACATCCGGATGATAAAGAACTGACTTCACATCCGGAAGCGAATAGACGTTATAAGCCATTTAAAAACCTCCTACCTCAATTACACCTGTACATTTACCGTAATCACGATACTTTCAATGCTTCCCGCCAAGCACAGTGCTACCTGCACAGGCACAGCCTTATGCGCTGCCCGGTCTGCTTCCGTCTGGTCATCATAACTATTCGCCCAAAGAGCAAACCCGTTCTCAACAACTTCACCATTCACAACCGGCCCGGTATCTACACCTCTCCACATGGAAGAAGCCAGAATCCCTCTATCGGTGTACCCCATCAAAATAGACGAGAACCGATTGATAAACTGCGCCGTGCTGTCATCCGTCTGGGGAAGCTTATCCGGATTCTCCGCCAGCAGGTTTACCGCAGCATTCTGCAGATCCTCCACGATCTTATCCACATACAGCACTTCGTCATACCGCTGGTCATTGGCCGTTGTTCCGTTTTCCAGGAGAAAATGAGTATAGCCCCGGGTCACATATACGTTGCAGTTCAGTGCCTTAAGGCTTTCAACCTCAGATTGAGTAAGGTCAGAAGGCACAACGCCATTAATCGTCTTATAGCACAGGGCAAAAGCGGAACCTTTATGCGACAGTTCCAGTCCCATGGCTGTACCCATCACCGCGGCACAGTCTGAAGTCGCGGCACAGTAAAACGGAACAGCCCGTTTAATCTGCGCCCCGTGCAGCTTGTCCAGAATCCCGTCATCCGCAATTGCAGAAGCTACAGTACCTGTAACCGGTACAAAGAGCATCAAAGGATCAGGCAAAGACTCCACATGCTGCGCAAAAGCCAACCAGTTCGCCGCTGTTAATGTTCCGATAACCATGACTCCATAAAAGGCTGCTGTTCGGTCCAGCACCGCATCCAGTGCTGTCCGCAAATCTTCACCAGCCGGATAGCAGGAAACCAGCAACCGTCTCGGAGAAGGAGAAGCTGCAAAGTATTTGATCGCTGCCTTATACACTTCAGTAGTTGTTCCAAAGCCCAAAGCAAGCAATCCGCTTGCCGCTTCCACAGCGGAAAGATAAGTCTGCAACCGTCTGGTATCTGCATAGTTGGGATCCTGCACCAGCAGTAAACCGGTATCAAAAGACGCCGGAGATTCAGACGCCCGGATTGTGTTGACCACCACGCGGGCTACATTGCTAATACCAAGCATAAAAGTCAATTTCCTTTCCGAATGATCACAGCCGGAGCCGTCGTAATGGAACCGCGTGCCTGCCCGACCTGTTCACTTCGGACACGCAGCGATATTGTCAGATCCGCCCGATTCCTCCAGAGGGATCCTTCTTCCTCATGAAACACAGTCGGTTGCGGAGGATCGGGAACCGGATAAATTCCAGCATCCCGCAATATCTTTCTCGGGAAACCGGAACCATCCAGAAAAAGCAAAGAACGGATCCGCTGTGCATACTCCTCACAAGCAGGTCCGTAACAGACGATAATCAACTGATACTTCAGTGTTGTATAAACAACCGGAATATGAGATCTGCCAGACCCTTCCGCATTGCATGCGGTAGACACCGGATCCGAAGCATAATCCCGTTCCAATGTCCAATAGATGACATCCCGATTTCTTGGAGGCCGGGGAGCATTCTCCGGCTCCGCATAGGCCTCATGAATCAACCGGATTGCTTCCGATGAATTCTTGTTCAGATTCAGGCAGGAGCAAAGGGCATCAAAAACAGCAGTACGCAAAGGAGAAGAAACAGCTACCACTTTCTCACACTCCTTCCTCCATCTTCACCGCCAGCGCCTGTACGTATCCGAAGGCTGACCAGTCCCGCACCTTCACCACCCGCCAGGTCTGACCGTTCCAGCGGATCCGGTCCGCGCCGATAAAGGAAACACCGGCATCCTCAGGAATGCCGGTGCTCAAGGGATAATCCGTATAGATCACAATGCAGGCCTCCTGCCGTTCCTCCTCCGGAAGCAGCTTCAGCGCTTCCGCCGTTCCGGGATGAATGCAGCCCCTCGCTTGTTCTGTCACGCTGCGGGAGGTTGTTCCCTCCCGGCTGCGGGTATAGGTGATGCGTTCCACAATGAAGGAAGTACTCCCCAGTTCCGGATCATAAACCGTAACGAAAGTATTCAAATAAACCTCACATAAAGTACATATATGAAAAGCCCGATCATATTGATCGGGTTTTTCAAAACATGAATTATCTGATTATTCCAACAACCAATCCACATATGGGTAACCAAGCTCTTTACAGTATTGTGCTGCATATGAATATTTATCAACATTCACTAATATCGGGTTAAGCGGGCTCAAAACACCATCTATTCTAGTCACATTTCTCGGGATCGTTAACATTTTTAGTGAATAACATTCGTCAAAAGCAGAACGCCCTATACTTGTGAGACTAGTGGGTAATGTCACATTTTCCAAAGAAGAGCAAGATTTAAACACATAATCTCCCATGCTAGTTATGCCCTCAGGTAAATTAACCTTTTTCAGGGATGAACAACCCTGAAATGCTGAATTTTCTATACTCGTCACACTACTCGGCAATTCTACTTCCTTCAAAGTACTACAATCCTGAAAAGCTAGCGTGCCTATAATCTTGACACCTTCCGGTACAGAATACGATTCAAGTTTTAATCCTGAAGAACAACTGATTAATCTTTTATCTGGCTTACTGAACAAAACCCCATTTATCACCCCCAAATATGGATGTGTATCAGAAACATAAATTGTTTCCAAATTGTTATCAGGACATATAAACGGGTTTGCATCAATATGCGTAATGCTATCTGGTATATTTACAATCATCATATTAACTGCTAAAGAAAAAGCTCCAATACCTATACTCGAAACTGTTTTTCCATCCAATTCTTCGGGTATAGTTACGTAGGCACTTTTACCTTTATATCTATGTATTTCAACTGTTTCATCTTCCTGCACCGTATATAGCCATTCTCCGCTAGTAAATACTTCAGGTCTGTTGAATTCTCCATAAGAATAAACTGAAGAAAAGGTCATCATAGATAACATGAACAAAAACACCAGCAATTTTTTCATATGCATTTCACCTTTCAATTGATATGAACATGTTATCAAATATAAGTAACAATGTCAAAAGAAGCTACTTTCCGGTTATTTCCCAATCAAAATCCCCATACAGCGCGCCGGTGTCTTTCATCGGCGTGCTTCCGCTTTTCCCGGAAACCAGGATGAACTTCTTCTCTGCCCGGTCATAGATCCATCCGCCGAAAAGCGTTACCGGCCTGTTCGGCGGCGAAATCCCGGCATCGATATATTCCCGGATACCGTCCGCTCCCCGCTGTCCCGCGTCTTCCAGTCCTGCCTGCGTCCCGGACAGATCCCCGGCGAAAGCTGCCTCACAGGAGGAAAGCATCATTTCTCCCATCTCACCCCGAAGACTCTCCTGTGCCATAGCAGGCTGAACCACTGGCCGCGGAGGAATCCGTTTGATCGGCGATCCCCGGGTATGGATTCCCAGCAGGAATTTAGACCGTCCGGACGCTTTGGATGTTAATCCGACATCCACTTTATGTTTCCGGAGCCATTCCAGACATTTCTTCCGTTTTTCCAGAAGCTCGGTATCTTCTGTAACCGTCAGCTTGATCATGGCACATACACGCTTTTTCCATATAACCGCATCAGTCCCAGCAACTGTACACCAAAAGGTGTCTCCGTCAGATCCGCCAGATCCGTATTCACAGAACCTGAAGAAGAGGAGGCTCCGGACGCATACGTCACGGAAACCTCCCCTACTTTTTTGCTTGCGATTCTCTGCTGCGCCTGACCGGCAGCAGCTATCGCCGTCTTGCTCGGCTCCGCACCATCCGGTAAAGCCATCCTGGCATACAACGTCAGCTTATGAGCCGTATACAGCCTTCTGGCTTCCTCCGCATCCATTTCACCCAGAGCAGAGAAGCGGTCATTGGCCTGACGGATATACTCACTCATAACGATTATGGGAGTGAAGCCGGCGAACTGTGGATAAAATGCGATAAACTCGCTTTGTGTCATTCAGGTGACCCCCTTTTTCGCACTTACGCTTCACTCCCGGGATCGTTACTTCTGTTCCGTTCCGGCAGGCTTCCCGTCCGTCTTGTTTTCAATCTTGGCTGCCTTTGCAGGCTTCACAGGCTTGTCACCTCCAGCGATTACCGCGCTGCGTCCCTCCGCCGTCACGCCCGCCATCGGATCCTTTTCCAGGGTCTTCTTCTGAGCGGACGTTTCCGGTGTCTTGATGGAGCCGTCCTGCACAAGCAGATTGAACAGGACATCCTGCCGGATTGCTTCCGGTGCCTCCACGATCGTTCCCCGCATGGCAGGGGTAATCCGATGAATCACAGTGCCGGATCTGTCATGAAACTCGGCACAAACATAAGGAATAATGAGCATTTCTTTCTCCTTTCTTCAGATTCCGTCCATATACCGGACAGTACTAGGATACAGGAACCGCACCTCAGAGAACTGGGCAATATAGGGAATCTTGATCCGCATCTCCGCGTATTCGGACTCCATCCGGCGGAGAGGCTGGGTCAGGTTGAAGCAGACCCGGTCCACCCGGTTTATGTAAACCACCATGCGGTCTGTGGAACCGGAGCCGACGCCGCTGCACCATTTGCAGGGAGAGATCACCAGTTCCCCGCCCTGCTGGACAGAGAGGTTGTTCTCCAGTACATAGGTCAGGATGGACCGTTCGGAGTCATCCGATACCTTGCGGGTCACCAGCTGACCGAACTGCTCTACCGGAATCAAAATGTGATTCGGCAGAGCATCGGAAGAGCAGTCATTATCCCGCCACAGGGCAGAGATTGCCCTGTTGATGTCCGCCAGGATCTCATCCGCGGTTTTGTTCTCCCAGGCCGTATCGGTTCCGCCAGCCGTATGAGGCGTCGCGGAGGAACGGGTAATCCCGGGATTATTGACAAGACCGGTAGAGGAAACCTTGGCAAAACCGGTATAGACATTCCGGTCAATCACCTTGTCGCAGTGCAACCGGATACCCTTGTTCAGGAAGGTTTCCGGATCCCGGCCCACCTGCATCATCTTCTCTCGTTCCATGACGGAGAACGCCATGTATTCCGCGAAGTTAAAGGTCCGCGCAACACTCTTGGACATATCCGCCTGGATCACGGGGATATCATTGGCAGCCTCAAAGAAGAGATTGTCGTCATCCCCACCGGTGGAAGCATAGGAAACATCAATGGCAGCGATGTTTTCCATCAGGCCGCCGCCGGTAATCACCGGCATATCCCGGGGCCAGTCCGTTCCGGACAGGGGTTCGAGGATCTGCTCATCCACCTTCTCCAGTTCCTTCATGAGGAAGGTATAGGAATCGCCAGCGAGCAGCTGACGGGGAGCAAACCTTGGGGTATTCATCATATTGTTATTCTCCTTTCCTTTCATCACAGGACATTCCGGGAATTCACGATAACTTCCGCATACCCCGTAACACCGGGTTTACGAATATGGACATTCTCCAGCTGCACCGAAGTCCCGGACTGACCCGCACTGGCGGTCAGTTCACCGTCGGATTTACGGAGATACACCTTTCCTCCAGCCTGTCCATTCCCCGTCAGCGGAATGACCATTCCGCCGCGGACCAGGACTTCCATCACATCGCCAGGCTTCCAGGCGCCCGCCTGAACCGCACCGGACTGATCCTGCGGATAACTGTCCGGCGTCTTGTCGGCGATGCGGACCGCAAAGCCGAGGAAGGAATCAAAATCCTGAGGCGCAGAAGGATTGAAAGGAACCGCGCCGCCCTCTGCAAGGAAAACAGGAGCCCCGAAGGGAATCTCCCCGTTACCGGCGTTTTTGACCGAAATCACGATATCATCCACGGACCTGGAAATGGTTCCGGGATTACCATTGAAAAATGTGCTCATTACCTTACCCATATCTCTTACCCCTTTCTGTAATTGGGATTCCGTTTTGCCATGATCCGTTTCCCGAGATCGGCAGGATTATCTGCCGGACCCCTGGTTCTTCCGGAAGCCAGCGCGGCATAGATGCCATCATTGCTTTCGCTTCTTCCGGGATCCGCGTGCAGCCTGGCCGCGATATCCTCACAGATTCGCTTCTGTTCCTTCTTCGGCAGCCTGGAAATGGCCGGACTAACCGCCCGCAGCGCCGTACGAAGCACGTCCTGGGCAGGAATCACTTCCTGTTCCGGGCCGTATACTTCCTCATCCACATCCCCCGGTTTTTCCGGTTCCTCATCCTCTTCTGAGGACTCAGCCAAAGCCGAATCATCCTCCGGGTCATTCTCCGCTGCGTCCCCGGCATTCCCGGAACCTTCCGCGGCGATGCCAGATTCAACAACATCCTCCGCCGTATCCGCCGTTTCTTCCTCTGCTTCCTCATCCGCAGCAGAATCAACCGCAGATGTAAGCAGGGAAATAATCTGATCCAGACGGGACATCACTTTGCCAAGGGCGTCCTCATCCACAGCACTGGCAGCGGCGGGAGTTTTCTCCTCCTGCTTTGCCGTCTCTTCCGCGGTTTCAGTCGCAGTATCCTCCGATTCCGCAACAGCAGCATCCGCTGCTGTTTCCGGGGCCAGCATTTCCTCAATGATTTCCGCGACAGTTTCAACGTCTCCGTCCTTGGCCATTCGTGCCAGAATTCTGGACAGGGATTTCTTCATGGTGTTCTTTCTCCTTTCAGGTTTATTGTCTTTAATGGAAACGCGGGAACCGGCACGGCCTGCATTCACAACAGCCACATGGTTCCCGCGAATCTTACGCTGGATAAATTGTCCTTTTTCCCTGCAAAGCTCATAGGTATAGCCGCAGGAGATTTCCCGCTTCCCGGACAGGACCAGGTCAATCAGGGAAGGGTCCGTGATCATCAGGTCCGCCAGCAGCAGATCCGATTCCTCTCCATGCCCCCGTCTCACATTATGGGCATGCCCTTTCTGCAGGGACCGGATATTCCCGCTGTCCACTCCGCCGGGCGGATGATCATTCGTCACCGGCATTCCCTCAAAAGAGGCGATCGTTTCCGGGGAAAACACTTCCTCCTCCGGACGATACACAGGGATCAGTTTCCCCCTGCCGGGCAATCCCAGTTCTTCCGGCAGGTATTCCTGGGTACCTGTCCTGGCTACCGGCACATTCAGGCACAGCAGATACCCCTCCGGTTCCCGCCGGGAGATGTTTTCAGACAACCTGGTTCCGTAATACTGCAAGAGCATTTCCCCTTCCATTTGGGCAATAAAAAACCCGGCAGATTCATATCTGTCGAGTCGCTTTGCGCATTATAATTATTACACTGAAAAGCATATCATTCAAGAACAAAATAGACCAATAATGACCTAAAATGAGCAAAACCGTCCTCAAAACGAGCAAAATAACTGTAAGAATTAACACGCACGGACAGAAGAACACTCTTTGACTAAACTATTGATCCTATGCCATACTATATACAACACAGGCATATCACTTCCAGACAGGAGTACTATCAGATGAAAAAAGTCTTATCTCTCTTACTTTTCCTTCTGCTGTGTCTTTTCTCCATCATTTCCAATGCAGAGGAAACATCCCGGGAAGACGACTTTGACACCGCCCGTGCCATTGCGAATTTCATGGAAGGCCATTACGGCATCAGCATTTTGATCGGGCCCGAATGTGATTCCTTCTCCAGTGATACCTTTTCGATCGGCAATAAGCCCTCCGGTCGCTCCCCATTCAGGGATTTGCTTGGGATATACAGCTACGCAACAGAGATCCAGATGATTGACGATACCTTCTCCATCTATCCGCCGGGCTTTTTTGAGAAATTCAAGTGCGACACTGCTCCTAACGGATTACGGATCCTGATCCCGAATCAGATACTTCACGAAGGCCAATCCAAAGCAGGTGTGGTCACACTCAATGACGGTTACTATAATCTTTATCTTGCAGTCGGAATGTTCAATGAGCTGAACATCCATCATGAAATCTGGCATGCCATAGAATTCCGCATTCACGCAGATTATCCGGATGCCTTTAACCACTGGAGTGACCTGAACCCGGAAAATTATGAATATACACACGATTATAATGAACAGGATATTTTTGAAAACAATGATCCTAAAGATGAATGGTTTGTAATCGGATACAGTATCATCAACGAAATGGAAGACAGGGCAACCGTCATTGAGGCTCTTTTCCGGTATGATCCGAACTGGTGGAATCAGCACCCGCATATACAGAAGAAACTGGATTTCCTGATCGACGCAGCAAAACCCATCTTCGGAAATGTCTATTTCTATGAATAATAAGGAGGCAGTATGGACGCAAAACGCTACAACGAACTCATTGAACTCTCTCAAAAAATCTACGACCAGTCAACAGACGCCTTATCTAATAACCTCTCCACCCATTACTGCGGAGTAGACAGTGAATCCAACGAGCAGCAACTGGAAGACTATCTTTTCGTAGCAGAAGAAACCTCTGTCTATCTCCTGGGCAATGCCCTTGCTCTTCTGGACGCAGACACCCGGGAAGAAGAAATCAAAACTTTCTTGACTAATCTGAAGAAGGTTATCAAATACGCGCAGGAAAAGGCAGGAAGCGATATCCTTCCCAGCTGATAATCACACAAAAGGGACGTTACCAGAGCAATCCGGTAACGTCCCTTTATTATCCGTATAAACCCTTACGGAACCTCAACAACCAGCGTACCGACCACCGGGCTGGGTGCGCCCAGGGCCGTGCAGGTAACGGTAATCTTCGTTCCGGAAGGAGCCGTCTTGCTGATTGTCAGCTGGCCCTTCTCATCAATCGTGGCAATATCCTCGCCCACATCCAGGCTCCACTGCACCGCCTTGTTTCCCACATTCTTGGGCGCCAGCGTGGCGGCGATTTTCATCTTACCGCCGGCCTTAGCAGCGCCATTGGCCTTCAGCTCCACGGATTCCACCGGAGCGACCACGTTCACGGTCAGCTTAGCGTTCTTGCCGCCGGGCTCCTTCACGGTAATATCGGTTTTACCCGCTGCCAGAGGCCTAATGGACACCACTCCATCCTCCATCGGCGTAATTTCAACAATCCCATTTTTCACAGTCGTCCAAGTCAGGCCAACAGGCGACACAGTCGCCGGTTCCAGGATAACCTTCACGGTCTGCGTATCCTCGGTACCAACATAGAAGAAGATTTCAGCAGGATCCAGAGTGACAGTGCTTGCAGTTGGTATAGCAGTTATATTATAGGTCGCTGAAGTGCCAAGTTTTTCTGAAGCTGCTTTAACCTGTAAATTCGTTGGTTCGGTCAGGGGCTTATCCACCTTCAGCAGGCCTTTAGCATCAATGGAAACGCCTTTCACAGCTTCGCCGGTCTCTGCTTTGACAACAGACCATACAACCGCATCGTTCTTATTTTTCTTATTAACGCGATCGGGATTTGCAAAAGAAGCTGTAAACTGAACATTCTGTCCTGCTGCAACAATTACCTGATCTTCGTTTGCAGAAACAGTCAATTCCGCATCCGCTGTACAGAGAGGTGCTTTGGTTTCGTCATACTGAATCATGTTCGCCAGAACCTTCATATCATCAATGTCAAAAGTTGATCCTCCTGACTCAACTCGTATGACCATGCATACGCTGTTCTTAACATAACCAATCTGACCAATACAAACATCATTAACCCTATCATACTGGACAAGCACGGGATGTTTATCTATATAAATATATTCAGTACAAAATCTGTTACTCCCTATCAAATCTATCATTTCATCAAGTTTTTTTCTTTCACCAGCCAGATTAACGCACAATTCATCCATAATGCTTTTACCAACGCCATAGAAAGTTGCACGAATAAAGAAATCGTTATATCTATCCTTGTACGTTACCTGTGTCTTATTGTCGTATAAAACATCGAATTGCTGTGAATGCGGTACACCGAATCCAAAGCTTTCAATTGCAGGCTCATTCACATATTCCCACCTAGCCAGATACTCTTCCGAAAAAAAAACCATGATACGCCATCGCAGGCTCCATGCACCCCAGTGCCAGCACCATGCATAGCGCCACACACAACAACCGTAAGCATCCCTTATTCATACTCTTCCTCCCTGTTTTCTTCTGTTTTTCTTCTTACAGCGCATATAGAGCCGGAACGCTGTACTCATCGTTTTCAGTATACGGAATACAGCAGAAAAAGCAATCACTAATTCAAAATAAATGCAGACCTTTTTTCATGTGAAAGAAAATGAAAGCAAACAGGAAAACGGGAGGTGCAACACCAAAGGCAGCAACACCGCCAAAGGCACCCCCGCAAACAAACAGCACTACACCTTCGTATATACCCCTAACTCTTCCCCTCTTCTTTTCAGTTCCGCTATCGCCTGCTCCTTTGTAAACAATCCGCACTTAAACCCTTCTATCACATCCCCGCTCAGCTTTTGCACCAGCTCCGCCCTTTCCGTGGCGCTGCTGGTCATCACCGGTTCAAAGATGATCTCCAGATCCTCCGGCACTTCACCCCAGCAAGAGACCGCCATCACCGGCAGGAGTTTTTCCAGCGCCGGACGAACAATTCGTTCCTGCATCTGGGCAATCATGTCATAATAATTCCGCAGGTCCGCTTCCCCGGTCGCGTTGAATCCCTGGGGAGAACGGCCGAACAGCTTTGTCGCCGGAATCTCCGCTGCACCCGCCATATCCATCATGAACGCCTCATAAATATCGCTGAGTCCCCCGAAGGAATAGGAATGGGTTTCCATGGTATCCTCCGCGGAAAGGAGCTGCAGTCCGTAGGATGTCCTCATCCGGTTTTCCTGCTCAATGGCTTCCATGATCCTCTGCTTCTGGTGTTCGGATCCGAAAGCCATATGCTCGCCGAAATGCCCCATCTTCAGCGTGGTCACATTTGCCTGGAAAACCAGCTGGGCGATATTCGCGGAGGTTGCAGATCGTTTCAGCAGTTCCTCCCAGACATGTTCCAGTTCGGAAGCTCCCCAATAGTTTTCCGCGATCGTCTCCTGCCGCGGAAGCTCCCGCCCGACAAACCGCAGAACCCTGGAATGATGGATTTTCACTGACCGTTTCTCTCCCATATCCAGATCCACTGTATAGTATTCCGGCAGTCCGAAATCCGGATCATCCAGATCCTTCACCAGGTCATAGGACGGAGCGATTCCCTGCGCCCTGTCCAGCACCAGCAGTCCCTGGAAACAGTTCTTTCCAAGCAGATTCATGTCCAGCGGCTGATCCAGTTCCTTTTCCTCCCCACGGATCACCATCACCGCGATGGATCCGCCGTACAGTCTGCCCCATCGTATCGCGTTGGTCAGTTCCTGTTTCACGGAATGCCTGGCTTCCAGCCTGGCCAGCTGGTGAAGCTTTTCCTCCGACTGGCTGGTGGACAATTTATACCAGGCCCTGGTCATATCCTCACTCGGCATATCAATGATCCGTTTCGCCAGCCAGTTTTCCCTGTACGCCGCCGTCAGAAGCCTTGTCTGTGCTGTTAATCCTTTCATCCGGAATGTACCGGCAGCGAGCAGCGGGGAAGCATCCCCCAGGAACGCTGCCGCGTTGGAATAGCCGTCCAACGCGGAGAGCAGCGTTTTCTCCTGCTTTGATAAACTGAACTGCTTACTCCGGTTATTCTTCCGGACATTATTCCGGTTCCTGTTATTGCTCATCCTTAATCCCCTTTTCCAGGTTATCAGTAGTATCCTTCGTCCAATATCCGGCATACACAGGCTGCACTGTCCGGTGCGTCATCATGTTCGGCGTTCAGGTTATAATCCAGAATCTGGTCAATGTATTCCGGATCCGTTCCTTCCAGGAAGACGATTTTAGGCCACCAGTCCCTCAGGTATGTGGTGATCTTAATATACTTATTCATCTTCTCGGTATAGGTTGTCGAGTATACGCCCATTTTCCTGAATGCTTCTGCCACAAACCCCTTATCACTGTTCTCTTCGCATTTCAGCGGCACACACATCAGGCGTTCTGTCTCATAGGCGATGATATCCATCACCTTATCCACTGACTCGTGCCAGATCCTGCCGTAAAGGTAAATCACATCATTGTCCCAGTCCCGCTTTCCGCAGGTAAACGCTGTATAATCTCCCCGTCCATATGCTGCGTCCACATGTGAGACGCCGTCCCGCAGCAGCTGCGCATTATCCGTAAACCGCGGGTATGTTTCGAAAATCACTTCGCTGGAAGCGATATGCTTCAGTTCATAGTTTGCCGCGAACAGGCTCGGAGCCATGCTCTCCCGCAGCTTGTCCAGCTGAGCCTTCGTGATCAGCCCGGTATGGTAACAGTCATACCGGTGGATGTTCGGCATCCTGGAAAATACATCATCCTTATGCCAGGGCGTTCCCAGGTTAATGATCCGCCCGCCCTTGTTCCGGATATTCTGCAGCTCATCATACTGGCGCTTTGTTCTCTCCCTTTCCGCCCGGCTTTCCCGGTCATCCTTGTTGCAGATATCGTCTGTGATTACATACCAGGAATGCTTACCGGTGATGGAGCTTTTGATGCCCAGCCCCAGCAGCTGCGGCGCGCCCATGGGTGAAGTCCACAGGTTCGTGGACAGGTGCGTCATGGATTCTTCGATCAGCGCCAGGTCTTCTCCGTACAGTTCCTTCACAATGTCCCGGAATATATCACTCTTCAGGATCTTGGAAACCATCGAAAGCATTTCAGGCACGTCGTTATCCGTCTTTCGCAGGAAGATGATATTCCGCTTGGGGTAAAGGATCAGGAGCAAGGAGATTGCCACCGCCAGGCAGGAGGATTTGTAGGCTTCTCGGTGCGCCTGAAGAGTGTAGTCTTCTTCTCCCCGGATCATCTCCCGGATCCATAAACCGTGCATCGGCCTCAGGTCCTTGAATCCGACCTGTTTGCCGATTTCCTCCGGATGCTGAAGCAGTGTGAGGATTTCCTGATCCTTCGTCACAGGGTATCCTCTCCGATCCGGATCTGGGAAACAATGGCGGAGATCCTTGCCTGGGCTGCTTCCACGCTCTGCTGCGTGGTGTTCACATGAATCGACGCTTCCGGCTTGCCCATAGCCCGATCCAACATCATTTCGATGATCTTGACCTTGGTCAGCGGAGAAACCCCTTTCTCCGATTTCAGCATATCGATCATGATCTTCACCGCCGCCGGCATGTTCTCCCGGATCAGTTCCATTGCCTTTTCGGTCGGCGTTCCGGCAGATTTTTTTATTTCGCCGGGATTCACAGCAGCAGGCAGTATGTCACTCTCCACCGTTATCATTTTCTCATCGTCATCCGCTGCGGACTCCAGTATTGGGTTCCTTTCATTCGGAATCAAACCACGCATTCTCCTTTCTCCCGTTCATCCAGGATCTGCTGAACAGTCTTCAGAGCCGCCCTGTGCTTGTATACTGTCCAGCTCCGGACATGATCGAAATCAATCCTGATGGTTTCCCAATCCTGAAAAAGCAGATACCGTTTCTCCAGGATAAGCCGTTGAGACTGATCCTCCACCCGGTCAAGCACTTCACGGATCTCCCGTTTGGTATTCACCAGTTCATCGATCTTCAGAGTCAGTTTCTCCTCTTCCTCAACGATCTTCAGAACCGTATCCTCCATGCCGGTTGTCTTTCGGTCATGTTTCACAACATCCTTCCGTATCCCTCCGGATACACGGCTGGCTAATGCACGCAGTTTTTCAATCTGCTGCATCATCGTCTGTATCTGCAATTCCAGCAAATACGCACGCGACAAAAATTCTTTAGCATCCATCGCGTTATCATCTTCTCCTTTCTCTGAACAATCACTATGAACGACCTGTACAACAGAACGTTGACTCTATATACATATGCGTATATATGCACCTGCTTCTCATTCCCGTTCTGAAAAAAAATGAACTAATAAATAATAAAAAGTTGTTCCACGGTTCAGGTGTTCACCTTCCAACACTACGATACCCGCATTACTCTCCCTCAATCTCTTACATATATGCGTTGCCTTCCGTATATTGGTCGTGTATTCAGCCGTGTTGCCTTGCGCCAACCGCCAACCTGTAACATCAAAGATGCAATTGCATATGAATCTGCCGGTTTCATCTCAGAAGGATTCCTTCCGAAACACTCTGCCCAGATCTCCACATTGCAAACAGTTGTACGCAGAGAAATGCCTTTTTGTTTTGCCGGATCTTTTTTATCCGCCAAATAATTTCTCCTTTCATACAAATCCATCTGATCCCAGTTTTCTGGCAGCAGCGTATTCAGGTATTCTTCCACCATACCCAGCCGGTCATCTGCTTCCATAGCATCCCTTTGCGCTTCCTCCGCCACCTTGAGCAAGTCTCCGTCCAGATACAGCCTTTCTCCATATTCCCAATAGCGCTTTGCCTCCGCCCAGATCTGGTCTCTTTCCTCCTGCGTGAAGGTAAATCTTTTCGTGCATTCCTCCTGTTTGCACTTCACTATCCAGAACCGCCGGTTGCCCGTTACATCCCGCAGATAGCCACGTTCCCCATTCACCGTTGCGATAATCACGCTCTGCCGGGGATGGCTTTCCACCGTTCTTCCGTAAGAGGGGCGGTATTTGTCATCCGAAGCGGACAGGAAGGCTTTCACCTTCTCGATATCCATCTTTTTCATGCCCGCCAACTCACCGATTTCCGCGATCCATACGCCCTGCAGCTTTTCCGCTCCGGCTTTGTCATCCATATCTGTCAGGGAAAGGGTCTCGGAATAATACGCCTGTCCTGCCAGTTCCCGGAAAACTGAGCTTTTCCCGATCCCCTGCGCCCCGTCCAATACCGGCACACAGTCAAACTTGGTTCCCGGAGCATAGATCCGTGCTACAGCCGCGCAAAGGAACTTCCGGGTCACTGCCCGCACATAGGAGGTGTCCTCCGCCAGCAGGCAGCGGCACAAAAGCGTATCCACCCGGGGAATCCCGTCCCATTCCGGCAGGGAGTCCAGGTATTCCCGCACCGGATGAAAATGCCGGTCCTCCGCCGTTTTTGTGAAACAGGCTTCCAGCACCCGGTCCGAAAAAACGACATAATGGTTGTCCAGGCGGACCTTCATCTGAGCCGTATCCGCGTCCCGCCAGAACAGGTTTCCGGCCGGTCTCTCCCAGGGCACTTCCCCTGTCACCTGGATCCGTCCCGCCATTTCGTTATAGGCAAAGTTCGCGTAATCCGGATCATTGTTCAGGATCAGCATCAGGTTCCAGGTAGTACTTTCCAGCACACTGCTTTTCGGTTTATATCGCAGCTGTTTTTTCCAGTCTGCGGCGACATATCCGGCAAAATCCTTTTCTGCTTCCTCATGCTTTTCCTGAGCAATTCTCATCCTGACCGCATCCTGCTGCAGGGCGAATTCGCACATCTGGTCAAGGCTTTTCCTCGTCTCATCGCTTCCGAATTTGTGTATCCTGACCAGGTCAAAAGCATTCAGCAGTTTCCCGCCCGCCGGGTCCGTCGCGTGATGGGAATAGACAAACCGGTCGTCATAGATCACCACGCCGGCAGTAGACTCAGAGGGAATATAGTCCCAGCGTCCTTCCACAGCCGTCGGAGCATAGATATCCGGGAGGAAGGTTTCCATTACTGTCTGAACCGGAAAGTATGTCCTGCAAAATGCCCCGATGACGCCTTCCTTGTTCAGGGGATCCTGCTGGTTCTCCACCCTTTTCTGAATCACTTCGGATTGTCTGGAACTTGTGGGCCACTGGGAGGAATCACGCCAGTCCGCGTACCTGGACAGATAGCCATCCACATGCAGCATGCCGCCCTGGCTTTCCTCGAAAACAAACTCCCCGTCTGACGGACAGCTTGCCCAATACATCATCCGGTTTGCCTGGTAGGTGGTATCGTCAAAGAAATCCATCCCGATATCATGAGCAATCTGACGCATCAAAGCCGGATACTCTTCTTCCGATACTTCCCGGTCAAACAGGATCACCAGCCGGAATCGCGGAGCCGTCGGGGTATGTTTATGGGTGGAGTACAGGAACCATTCCACCCCTGCCAGAGCACTGCGCGCCAGTGCCGGAAAGGATACGCCGTTCGGAATATTGTCCGCGTCCAGAGCGCCGACGCAGCGGCTGATCACATTCCCGTTTTTCCGGATACCTTCTTTCAGCCATCCGCCGACAAAGCCGCCCTGGTCCTTCAGCTGGTCCTTCTCTTCACGGCTCAGTTTCGGATACTCCGCTGCTGTTTCCGTTGTCCGTACAGGGATCCGGTTCCGGTCCTTCAGCTGTCGCCAGGTCCGTTCCACATTCTTGTATCTCTTATCTGTACGCCTGTTGCACACAGCAATCTTCAATGTAGGATTATTCATTTTCTCTTTCTCTCCGTATCTCTTTCCTGTTTATTGCTTGCAATATTATCCGTAAAAAAATATTATCCCCAACTTTCCGCTTAACCCTTGTAGAACAACAGTGAAAAGAAAAAAAGCTAGGGATAATTATTTGACGATTTTCTTACCTCAGGCCACAATTCCTGGCCATCTCATCCTCATTGCCTTCCCATAAAGGTTTTTCATCTGCGTCCATAGGCATAGGAACCTTCTCCATGGCTTCACGCAACTGCTCTGTCGAGGGGATTGCATATATTTTCGTGGTTTCAATGTCAGCATGTCCTAAAATCTGAGCAAGAAGGATGGGATCTACTCCATCGCGGTATAACAAAGTCGTTCTTTCAGCACGAAGCAGGTGAGGATATACGCGTTCAGGCATATCAGGACAGGTCGCTCTGGCTTCATCTGCGTATTTTTGAATAAATGCTTCAATAGTTTTCGGAGAAAGTCTGCTTTCAGTTCCTTTAATTACATTGTAGAAGAGGGGCCTTTCCGGATTGGATCCGTCGTGATACACGGACAGATAGTTCTTTAAATGCTCTGCTGTTATTTTGGTAATTGCGACAGTGCGTTCTTTGTTTCCTTTTCCGGAAGCTACATGAAGTGTGAACCGTTCCAGATTAATGTCATTGACATTTAGATCAATCAACTCATGAAGTCTTATTGCGGAATCATATAGAAGGATCATAATTGTTTTATTCCGCATTCCCTTTTTTGTATTTTGGGGCTGCGCCAGGAGGATTTTCAATGCTTCTACTGTCATAAGTTTCTTTTCCCGTTTCGGGACCTTGAGTGTCATAACCTTTGAAATCCTAAGCGCAACTGATTGAATTGCCACATCATTGTCTGCGGCATAATTGATATAGGTTTTAATTGCAGAAAGTCGCACATTACAAGTTGCCGGTGATTCGCCTTGCTTCCTCATATAAGCCAAATATTCCAGAATCAATTCTTTTGTGCATTGTTCAAAAGTGAACTTTGCAATGGATATCCCTTTCTCATTCAGAATAAACTTCCTGAAAGAAGTCAATGAATCTGTATAAGATCGGATCGTTTCAGGACTTCTGCCCATCTGAAGTGGAAGGTATGTTTTGAGATATTGCAGAGTCTGTGAAAAGAATAGTGTTGGTGCCGTTACCTTTTTATTCTTCATAGGGAATCACCTCCGGAATAACGAGTTCTGCAGTTTTATCTTTTTCGCGTATAATTTTCATGCCTTCTTCGGCCTGGTGGTAATAATACAACGATTCATGAATGCTGCTGTGCCCAAGGAATTTGCACAGATATGGAATCTTTTCATTAATGTTTTCCCCTGCTGCCATCCAGCTGTTTAATCTGTCGACAACAAATGTATGTCGAAAAGATTTAATAGTTGGCGGATTTGCAATACTAGCACAGGATGTAGTTGCCAGAGTTCTCAGAAAATAATTCCTTACAGTTATTTCATTGATGTGTATCCCGGGTTTTATACCGGGGAATACATATTCTGTTTCCGGGAAAAAGCGTTTTATTGTGTTCTTGTATTCGTTCAGCATTCCCAACATATCATCCGGAATCCAGAGAATACGATCTTTATAACCTTTGGACTGGAGAATTTTCATCCATCCTTCTTCCAAGTTCACATTTTCCCATTTCAGTTCAAGAGGTTCAGATGCACGCATCCCGAAACAGTAATACAGACGAAATATGACTTTGCATTCTATCAGCATCATTCCTGGATACTTTCCGGCTGCAGGTTTAAGAGTTTCTAACCCGGTAAAAAACTCCTGCAATTCCTGTGCACTGAATACATGAGCTATTTTAATTTCACCAGACTGTGTGTGTGGTGGTATATAGGCGTTCTCCCCCAGAGACAAAATGTATTTTGAAAGCTGTCGGAGAACAGATACCCTTATATTTCTGGAATTCAAACATTCAGTACTGCGTTGGACAGACCATGCATCTGCCAGTTCTTTTGTAACAGTGGAACATGTGAATGCATTTTTATTGCAGAATGAATCCAGGTCCTTTAATACGAATGCTGCAGAATTATATATGAATCCGGACGCGCGCCGCTCTGCAATATGTCCTTCAATCATGACATGAAGGCTACTTGTAAAAGAATAATTATACAGTGTGAACAATGTTTATCACCGTCCTTTCAAGCGGAAGGCAGCATGCTTTCAGGGATTCTTCATCAACAGACAGATATCTGTGGACGGTGTTTATTGTAGAATGACCAAGAGAATCCTTGATTTTCATTGTATCCGTACCGGCAAGCAATAGTCGCGAAGCAAATGTCCTTCGCAAGATGTGGAATCCTCGACCCTTGTTCCGAAAGACATGTTCCATGGCATTCCCGCATGCCGAAGTATAAGCCTGTTTGTACGGAGCTTTCGCTGAAAGAAAAATATATTCCGATTCGCTTTTCGGTCTTCCATGTTTTTTGTACAGATAGATGCTGTTTCCGACAGGGATCGGCATCGGTAATGAGAGTGGCCGGTATGTCTTCTGCTGAGTTATAAATATCGTCCTGTTCTTCCAGTCGATATCAGATTCCTTGAGATTTACAATATCTATCCGGCGAAATCCCATGAGCAATCCGAGCATAAGAATAGCACTGTCGCGGTATTCTATGGGTGTGCACGCTTTGTCCCTGTATTCATAGATCATTTGAACCTCTTCTTCTGTAAGAATTTCCACTATTTTTCTTTCTTGCGTTGACTGTATCGGTAATGCCCGGGACAAATCATATAATGTATATTCTTCTTCGAAAAGGTATTGCAGCAAAACACGCAGATCATATGAATAATTGTTCTTTCCATTTGAGGACTTCTCGGAAATCCAGATGCAATATTGTTTTATATCAGCAAAGCTTACATCAAATACATCGTTAAACCCGTTTTCCTGGAGATAACAGAAAAAAGATAATGCAGCAGATTTATGAATACATAACGTACCTTCTGCTATTGGCTCCATTTTCCTATGGGCAAGAAATTTCTCCAAGAGGTTTCGGTAGTATGTATTCAGACTGCATATTGAGCCTTTATCAATGTGGATTTTTTCTATATCCTTGAATGTTAAGTTCCCTTTACCGTCAAAAAGATGGAAAATATAGAAGGCACGTTTAGCACTGCACGCTTGTTTCTCATCCCAAAAGGCCGACATTATACCCATCCACATCTGTTCGGCATTCTCGGAACATGGATAACCTTCCTCGGCACAGAAGACGTAGTACATTTGATAAAAGCAAGTATAATTGTGTCTCAGCGCATCTTCTTCATATTGATAGGTTTCTTTCAGATACTGAACGAGTACTAACGCCTTTTCCCAGAACTCTTCTGCAGTTATACCATTCGTTGCAGCCTGAAAATTTAACATCGCAAATTGCTGCATGGCATACCCGATTGCTTTAGCCTGTATAGGCGCGGTCAATGCATATGGTCTGTGTTGGGGGATCAGCCCCCGCATCACCAAAAACTGGAGAAAATACCGCACAGAATAGATGCTCGTATAGGTTTCACCGACTGTTTCCGCATAAGCATGGTAACGGGATATAACAATGCATGAAATGTATTCCGCTTTTTCAACCCCACTGCTTGATAGATATCCAGCAAAAGTAATGATGTGGGGCATTTGCTCTGTAATTGCCCGTCGAGATTTCCATGTCTTAAGATCTTTACGATATGCGGTAATCATATCCTGCCAGTATTTTGGAAGACGGGAAAAGGGAGTGTCACGATACAGATATTTTCCAGAGACAGAGCCCGTAGATAATAAATCATCTAATTCGAACAAAGCTCTTCTGTATTTGAAATAATCTTGTTTTCTCCAAGAATCTTTCATTTGCTCTAGCCAAGCAAGTGCTGTTTCATGATTATACGACTGATCGGTCTCTTGGAGAAAACAGTAAAACTTGTTTAATCCGGATCTCTTGCCCGGATCATCTGCCAATCCGTTTTCTTTCCAATACTGTCTGAGTGATAACATCGCATCCGCATAAACAATTCCCATACGCAACCCTCCTCGTTGATTCGTATGGAAATATTATCCCCAACTTTTTGCAAAAGACACAGCTATTTTTCGAAGCTTTCTCGAAAGTTGGGGATAATGAAAACTTACGGATAATATAAAAAAGACTGATTTCGATCCGCTCAAATTCGGCGTTCACCTCCAGTGGAAAGTTAGAGGTGGACGCCATTTTCCCGTCCGCTTCAAGAATAAAACTTGGAGGTATGAGCCATGTACGAAGTCAGGGAAAAACGTCGCAAACTACTGGATGGCACGGAGATCACTACCTATACCCGCGATGTGGTCAGCGCCAACATCCTCACGGTCGAAGCCGGAACCACCGGATATATGGGCGGCGATTCCGGTCACGGCGGACGCACCTATTTCCGTATTGAGGACCAGGGCAGCACGGATATTCAGGTGCTCCCGATCGGTCGGTACGGAGATGAGGGCTTCGAAGTCTTCCTCGGCGGCGATTGTGAACTGGAGACTGTGATCCGCGCTCTTAAGTTCATCACGAAGGTGCTGGAGGAGGAAGCGGAGGAGGTATGTGACTGATGATCACCATCTACAGCGCGGACGTTACCGGGAATCCCGGTAACTGTTCGTATCCACGAAAGAACGTCATTCTGGATGAGGCTTCTTTGAAGGAAGCCGTCCAGCATGACTATGTGTGTGCCGAATACAGAAACAATTACCGCAACGGCGACAACTTTATCGGCAGCGACTGCCTGCCGGTGGACTGCGACAATGATCATTCTGAAGATCCTGCCGATTGGAAAACGCCGGAGGATGTGATGGAGGCATTCCCCGGAGTGACATTCGCCATCCACTACAGCCGCTTCAATATGCGGGAGAAAAACGGGAAGCCTGCCAGACCGAAGTTCCATGTCCTGTTTCCCATTGATCGGGTGACCGACGCCGCGCTCTACAGCGACATGAAGAAGCTGGTCAATTCCATTTTCCCGTATTTTGACACCCGGGCACTGGACGCAGCCAGATTCTTCTTCGGTACAGCGGCAGCAGATGTGGCGCTGTATCCCGGCAGAATCAACCTGACCGAATTTCTGGATGAAGACCTGTTTGACGATGATCTCCCGGACGGGCAGTACGATGGAAACCGGATCATTCCGGAGGGAAGCCGCAACGCCACGATGTCCAGGTTTGCCGGACGGGTCATTAAGAAATACGGCGATACGGAAGAAGCACATCAGGCTTTTCTGGACGAGGCCGCAAAGTGTGTCCCGCCGCTGGATAATGCCGAGCTTGCTACGATCTGGCATAGCGCTCAGCGCTTCTATCTCCGGATTCAGCAGCAGGACGGATATGTGGCTCCGGAAGTGTATAACGATCCGGCCAGCTATCAACCGGAAGACTACTCGGATGTTGGACAGGCGGAGGTGCTGGCTAAGTACTTCTCCAACGAACTGCGATATTCACCAGCAACACATTTTATCCGTTACAGCGATCACTACTGGCAGGAATCCGAGCCCGGCGCACAGGCAGTCGCGCACGAACTGACCCGCCGCCAGATGAAGGAAGCAAACCGGAATCTGCTCTCTGCGCTGGAGAAAATGAAGAACTGCGGTGCTCAGAACATTCTGGACAGCACATCCAAGAGCAAGGCCGAACAGCTGATGAGCGAAGAACAGCTGGAAGCTTACAAAGAGTTCCTTTCCGCGCAGGCCTACCGGGCATTCGTCATCAAGCGCCGCGATTCCAAGAACATCACGTCCACCTTGAAGGAATCCCATCCGATGCTGGAGATTTCTCCGCGTGATCTGGACGCGGATTGTTTCACACTGAACACGCCGGATGCTACCTATGATCTGCGTCAGGGAGTCTCCGGCGCACGGGAACATTCTCCCGACGATTTCATCACCAAGATTACGTCGGTTACGCCCGGACAGAAGGGCCAGAAGATCTGGCAGGACTGCCTTGAGCTGATTTTCCGGGGCAATCAGGAACTGATTGATTATGTGCAGATGATCTGCGGGCTGGCCGCAATCGGGAAAGTGTACGTGGAAGCGCTCATCATAGCCTATGGCGATGGCCGGAACGGAAAGTCCACATTCTGGAACGTGATCTCTCGGGTGCTGGGCCTGTACAGCGGCAACATCTCCGCCGATACCCTTACAGTGGGGTGCCGCCGGAACATCAAACCGGAGATGGCCGAGGTCAAGGGGAAACGGCTCCTGATCGCTGCCGAAATGCAGGAAGGTGCCCGGCTGAACGATTCCACAGTCAAGCAGCTCTGTTCCACGGACGATGTTTTCGCGGAAAAGAAGTATAAGGACCCGTTCTCCTTCAAGCCCTGCCACACGCTGGTGTTATATACGAATCATCTGCCGCGAGTCAGCGCATCCGACGATGGTATCTGGCGCAGGCTGATCGTCATTCCGTTCAACGCGAAGATCACCGGCAAGAGCGACATCAAGAATTACGGCGAGTATCTGTATGACAACGCGGGCGAAAGCATTCTGTCGTGGGTAATCGAAGGAGCACGGAAGGTAATCGCGCTGGAGTACCAGATTCCCGTACCAAAGTGCGTGCAGGACGCCATTGGCAATTACCGCAGCCAGAACGACTGGTTCGGGCATTTCCTCGAGGATAAGTGTGATGTCGGCGATGAGTACAAGGAGAATTCCTCTGCGCTGTATCAGGCTTACCGGAACTATTGCATCGATACCAACGAATATGTGCGCAGTACCGCCGATTTCTACTTTGCGCTGGAGAATGCCGGGTATGAGCGTGTGGTGCTGAATCGGAAGCGCTATTTCAAAGGACTGCGTATCCGTACAGAGGACGATGCAGCCAATGATTTCATGGCTTAACGGGGCTTATGACAAGGTGTATCAATGTCTCCTATAAAACTTTCCTTGGGCCTTTAAAAAAGAGCCTAAGAAAAAGTTTGGAAAATACCATTGATACACCTTGCAACCCATTGATTTATAAGCCTGATGGGAGGCAAGCATGAGAGAGAAAGAGATTGAAAACCAGCTGGTCAGTCAGGTCAAAAAGATCGGAGGCATCGCGGTGAAGTTCGTGTCTCCGGGTTTCGCTGGAATGCCCGACCGCCTGGTATTAATACCTGATGGCCATATCGCTTTCGTAGAGCTGAAGGCACCCGGGAAGAAACCGCGCCCACTGCAGCTGGCGAGACACCGGCTGCTTCGATTACTGGGCTTCCGGGTATATGTCATCGACAGAGCAGAACAGATCGGAGGGATGCTAGATGAAATTCGCGCCACATGATTATCAGGCCTATGCGGTGGAGTACATCGAAGAGCATCCGGCTGCAGCTGTTCTGCTGGATATGGGCCTCGGGAAAACGGTGATCACGCTGACCGCGATCGTCAACCTGCTGTTCGACAGCTTTCAGGCACACCGCATCCTGGTGATCGCGCCGCTTCGGGTTGCCCGCGACACATGGCCTGCTGAGATTCAGAAGTGGGATCACCTTCGGGGATTGACCTGGTCTGTGGTTATTGGAACACAGCAGGAGCGTATGGCTGCTTTACGGAAGCAGGCCGACATCTACCTGATCAACAGGGAAAATGTCCAGTGGTTGATTGAAAAAAGCGGGATGCCGTTTGATTTCGACATGGTAGTTGTGGACGAACTGTCCTCCTTCAAAAGCTGGCAGGCTAAGAGATTCAAGAGCCTGATGAAGGTTCGTCCGATGGTCCGCAGGATCGTTGGGCTCACAGGTACACCCAGTAGTAACGGTTTGATGGATCTGTGGGCAGAGTTCCGGATTCTGGATCTGGGTAAGCGGCTTGGACGGTTCATCACCCATTATCGGGATGCCTTCTTCCTTCCGGATAAACGGAATCAGCAGCAGATTTTCACCTATAAGCCTCGACCCGGCGCGGAGGAAGAAATCTACCGGCGCATCGGAGATATGACGATCTCCATGCGGGCAACAGATCACCTGAAGATGCCAGAGCGGATTGAAAATCGTGTGGTTGTCCGGATGGATGACCAAGAACGCGACATCTACGACAGGATGAAAGCTGAACTGATCGTGCAGATTCAGGGACAGGAAATTGACGCGGTGAACGCTGCTGCATTGTCCGGGAAACTGTGCCAAATGGCTAACGGAGCCTCCTACGCCGAGGATCGTGCTGTGGTGCAGATTCACGAGCGGAAGCTGGATGCGCTGGAAGACCTGATTGAAGGAGCAAACGGAAAGCCGCTGCTGATAGCGTACTGGTTCAAGCATGACCTGGCCCGCATTCAGAAGCGCTTCCCGGAAGCCCGGGAGATTCGAAGCAGCAAGGATATTCAGGACTGGAACGCCGGGAACATTCCGGTGGCGCTGATTCACCCTGCCTCCGCCGGTCACGGACTGAACCTGCAGGCAGGCGGCAACACACTGGTGTGGTTCGGACTGACCTGGAGCCTGGAGCTGTATCAGCAGACCAATGCTAGACTCTGGCGGCAAGGCCAGACGGCGGGCACGGTGATTATCCACCACATTGTTACGGAAGACACGATTGACGAGCGGATCATGGACGCATTGGAACGGAAGGATAAAACCCAGTCAGCCTTGATCGATGCCGTGAAAGCACAACTGGGAGGGATATGATGCCTTGAACGGTTATGAGGCGCTGGCAAACGGCATCATTGAACAGGCTGTGAAGGATTATCGGATAGCGCTGAAAGCTCTCTCCCGTAACCCAAAGAATAAAGCCGCCCGAGCCATGAAGGAAGAGGTGGAAGGATTCTTCCGATCCGACTGGTTTGGCGTGCTGACAGATATCAACCCTGAGTACCTTATTTCGAAGCTGTGTATGGAGGTGGAAACCGAATGAATGTAATCTGGATGTACCTGAATAAAAAAGACGCCGCTGTCAATGCCCTGAAGGATTATAGGAAGATGAAACACATCATCGACCATACCGACGAGGAGATCCAGCGGGTGTATTCCCGGATCGCGGGTGTTGGTTCCCCGGCGATCGAGAAGATGCCCAGCGCGAACAATCCTCAAGCCGGTGAAGACCGGATGATTAAAGGCATCGAGGAAATCGATGTCCTTCGGGAACGGCTCCGGCAGGCAAAGGAATACATGGGCTGGTTCCAGCCTGCGTGGGATGCTCTTTCGGATGATGACCAGTTTGTGTTGGACGCATTCTTCAGCGACGGGAACGAGTACGGAGCCGGTGCAGCAGACGCGGTTGCGGAACACTTCTGCATCGAACGCGCCTCCGCTTACCGGAAAAAGAACAGAGCGCTGGACAACCTGACAACACTGCTGTATGGCAGATGGTAATTGTCCGATTTATGAGACGATTCAAAAGCCTGAGCGGTATATAATGATAGCGTGAAAAACTGGACGGACACCTCGTAGGCACATTCCTGCGGGGTTTTCGTTTATTTTGGAGGAGGAACATCATGCTATTCACAGCAGAACAGGTTTCCGGCGGGCATCCCGACAAAATCGCCGATCAGATTTCCGATGCTATCGTTTCGGACTGTATGAGTAATGATCTGCACAGCCGTGTGGCTGTCGAAACGCTGATCAAAGATAACCACATTGTTGTCGGCGGTGAGATCACCAGCAAGCACGAGCCGAATATTCAGGAACTGGTCAGGAAGGTCTTGTTTCAGCGGGAACCGGCCATCACCTATGATTTTGATCTGGTGACGCACATTTCGAAGCAGAGCGAAGATATCGCTTTGGGTACGAATGACGAGATTGGCGGCGCTGGCGACCAGGGTTCTGTGTTTGGATATGCCTGCAGCGAAACCCGCAAAATGCTGCCGTTGCCTTTCGTGCTGGCGACAGAAGCAATTCAGGAACTGGAACACACCAACAGCCCGCTGCTGCTGACTGACGCGAAAGCGCAGTGCACATATGATTATCGGAAGCACAGGATCGATACTTTCCTGATTTCTGTGCAGCATCGGGAGGATGCTGATCCGAAAGATGTGCAGGAAATCTGCAGTCATATCATGCATAAGCTTGCGGATGCCTATGGCCAGAATCAGGACTTTCGGATTCTGATCAATCCTACCGGTCGATTTGTAACCGGCGGTTCCTTCGGAGACACAGGTGTCACGGGCCGGAAGATCATCGCTGACACATACGGCGGGATGGCGCGGCACGGCGGAGGAGCATTCAGCGGAAAAGACCCGACAAAGGTCGATCGGTCTGGTGCTTATATGGCTCGCCGGATTGCGAAAGATATCCTTCGGGCCAGACTGGCCAGGAAGGTAGAGGTACAGCTGAGCTATGCCATCGGTGTGGCTGAACCGGTCAGTATCACTGTAAACACATTCCATACCGGCAAGGTCCCTGCTTCCTATATTGTGAAGTGGATTCGAAAACACTACGATCTGACGCCTGCCGGGATGATTGAATTCCTTGGCCTGTTGCATGTCGATTACACCTACACCTCTACACTGGGGCATTTCTGGCGGCAGTGGATGCCATGGGAAAATGATAGCAAACCGTACGGGAAATAAATCATCAGAAAGTCTAGGAATCGCTTGACTTTCATTTCATTCAGAGTGATCTATGTCCCTACCAAAAACGAAGGAGGTATGGACCATGACCGTTTTTACCAACACAACTGACCGTAAGGCAATGGCTAAAGCCATGGCAGAGCATTTGGGAACGACAGCGAAATACATGGGAGTTCCCAGCTGCGGATACCAGGTCGGCGACTATGTTGTCGACAAGGAAGGAAACATCCACGGCGATGATTTCGAAGCCCTGCGGGATTTCCTGCAGGCGATCGGATGTTTCCCGGAAGAGGAAACTGCCCCGACAGAGGAACAGACCGAACCGGAACCTGAGACAATCGGGACGGTGGATCAGGTGAGCATTTCAGTGCCAGCTGACGATTTGACAGCGCTGCAGCTGAAAAACCTGATCTTCATGCTGTACACGAAGCAGTACCTGATTGGAAAGATGACCGGCGGCGACCTGTTGAACATTCCGGACACACTGATTGCCCGCCTGATGGAGAACACCCCGGAAACCACAGCGGATTTTATTCCTTTGCTGGATGCCGCCAAGGAAGATGGCCTGACCGGATTTGAATTCGACGACGGAAAAGTTACCATCACCTACCAGGCACATCCGGATGAGCCGGAACGGAACATGGTGTACGCCATGCTGACTGCCCGGATCCTGAAGGCTGCAAAGGAAGCGACCAGAGTTTTTCCGGAGCGTCAGGAGCCTGAAAACGAGAAGTACTTCGCCCGGGCATGGCTGGTGCGGATCGGATACGGCGGCGCAGATTCCAAAGCGGAACGACTCCTGCTTCTGAAACACCTGAAGGGCCACAGCGCTTTCCCGAACGACGATGCGGCTGAGAAGCACAAGGCAAAGTATGCGGCGATCCGGAAGGAAAAAAAGCAGGAGAAAACTGAAGAGCCTGTTCTGGAGGTGACTGTAGATGAGTGATAGTATCCAGAAAGCCCTCGCTGATTTGAGAGCCCGGCAGGAAGCCGGAGAGCACATGACATGCCCGCGCTGCGGGAAAGACACAATGAAGCCAGCGCTGTGCACCAATGCGCTGAGCCGGGTTGCCGATGGGATCTTTGTGTGTGACGACTGCGGAACACAGGAAGCCCTGCTGGCCTTCATGCAGAACCCGATGCCCGTGGATGAATGGGCATTCCTGAACAGCGATTTGCCGAGTGTCGATTTTAAAGATCTCCCCGGCAAAGCGGTCTGGGAACAGATCAGGATGGAACACGGCCCGGCGCTGATCAGCATTTTCAAGCGTTGGACAGAGGACGAGCCCGGCAGTGATTTCAAACCGTACCGTCGTGAAGCCATGAAGCGGTGCCCCGGGCTGACACAGATTTGGGAGCATCCGTTCCAAGCCATGTACGAGGTTGCGGATGGTCAGCTGATCCTGCGGTTCAGGTACACCAAGGACGGTGTGGAGCTGACCGCTGATCTGATAGAAAACGATAAATAAGGCCCATGCGGATTTGAGAGCGGAGCGGCAACGAAGCCGTCCCGCTTTTTCTTTGCCTGTTTTGCCGCACGTAGCGGCTCTGCCGCCGGGCTTGGGAAAACGGTCGAACAGAAACGAAAGCGGCGACGTTGGCGCGAAAAAGGCCGAAAAAAGCCCGCCTCCGATTTGGAAGCGGGCTGTGCCTGTTCAGGGGTATTCAGTGGAAAACTTACCAGGTGTATCCCCGAGCGATGCTTCTTTCCAGTGCTGGCTTCAGGACCGTCTTGATTTGGGAGCCAAGGCCGAGCCTGCGGTATGCGTTGGCGATGCCATCGTAGTACTGGGTGTGCGGCGGGGATTTCCGGATCATTTTCATGAGGTAAATCATGCCGATGATTTCAGAGCCGTCGTTCATGTGCACCGGCCACTCTTCCTTGATGTAGTAGGACGGGAACCCTTCGTATCGGTCAAGGCTCCGTTCGTCTGCGTCGTTGATTTCCCAGACTGCGACCGGCACCCGATTCCGTTTGTCACCTGTCTTTTCGACCGTGGCGTGGAGGTAGAACTCCAGCCGAGCACCGGAAATGTATCCGGTGCCAATCAGTCTGGCATCCGGGCAGCGAACTGCCATCTGTTCCTGAACCATGTTGGAACCGTAAGCGATGTATTTCATATGGCCTCCTTGATTTCAGAGCCTGCGGCTCGTTTCTATCTTCACCCTTTTCAGGGGAAAACGCAAGCGTTGATTTGAAAGCCCCGGCGGGCTGTTCATCCATCACTCTGTTGCCGCCGGAAGTCAAGCGGATGTGTACCTCCGGCGGCGTATTTCCTGGATTAATCTGCGTACTCGATTTCCAAGACTCCATCGTCGCCGGGATTGATTGCCGTGATGCTTTTCATCATCAGGTCGAAGTGTATGTCGCCGGAAACCGTGTTGTCGAAAACCGTGACGGTTTCATCGCCGCCGAGGTATTTCAGGATTCTGACCGGAGCGTTGAAGTTGAATTCTGGGTTGTTGAGCAGTTCGTGGATGTACATTCTGATGCCCTCCTTGATTTCAAAGCTGTGCCCGTAGGCGAAGGATGAGGTTGCTGGTTTCCCGTGGGGTCAGGCCGGTGATCTCGAGGTCGTTCCGACCGTTGATGGTCGCCATCAGGATTTCGAAGAACTCGATTCTGAAGCTGGCGGCGTGGTTGTCCGGGTCTTCTTCCCGGAACTGTGCCCAATCCCGCTTCAGGTCTGCCGGGGTGTAAACCCGGTCGTCGTTCAGGTCGATGAGCTTCATGGGTGTGTACCTCCTTCTTGATTCAGGAGCTTCAGCGGCGGATCTTCAGGCCGTAGAGCTCTGCGGTGGTGAGCAGTGCCTCCACCAAGTCGATGGCGATTTGCAAGCCAGCAACGGCCCGCTGTGCCTGAGCGATGCTGTGGTCACCATATCCGGTGGTGGCGATTTCGAAGCCCAGCGCCTTGTCGCCGAACCAGTTGTCCTTGCAGAAGATTTCCGGGTAAGCCACCTTATCGGTGTCCCTCGGCTGGCGAAGGCTGATGTAGAAGTAACCGTCGTACTCGTTGACGTAGATTTGGTAGCCGGTGTCCTTGATGCGGACTGTGTCGATG